AGGAACACGACCTAATTTCTCTACCTTTGTAGGCCCAGCGTTGTACGCCGCAAGCGCCATATTGAGATCGGGAAAGCGGCTCATCATTTGGCTTAAGTAACGCGCACCGCCAGCAAGGTTTTGTTCGATGTCCCTAGGATCAACGCCAAGTTCCTCTGCGGTGTCTGGCATTAGCTGCGCTAAACCAATCGCGCCCTTTGGAGATATGGCATTAGGATTAAAGCGACTTTCTTGCTGTATTAACGACAGATACAAGTCTTCGGGAACACCCGCCTTACGCGCAGCTTCCCGTGCTAATTGCATGTAATATGCGCGTGTGTTCTCTGCCATTTAGTTTATCCAAACATGCTTGCGCCAACTTGCAGATAGTTGAACAATCCTGGGTTGAAGCTCTGTTGTGTACCACCACCTGTGGTTGTTTGCGATGTGCTGTAAGGCACCATGCCAAGAGCCTGTAGGGGTAGCTGCATCTTTTGTGTTGGCGCGTTTGCGTAACCTTGATATTGCTGTCTGCCCGCATCGATAAGCTGCTGCATTGCCGCTTGCTGTACCGCACCCTGACGCATTTGTTGGTCTTGGATTTGCTGACCGTAGCCAAACGATTGCTGACCCAGACCTGCAAGCTGACCCGCTGCGCCTAGCTGACGACCTAGATCGGCCTGTGAGGCACCTAGTGCAGTGTTAAATCCTTGAGCGCGTAAACGACCAGCCGCATCTGCCATTTGCTGCGTGTAGCCCTTCATCGCTTCCGCTTCTGCAATGCCCTGACGCGATCCACCGAACGCCCGTGCTTGCTGTGCCTGTGCGCCAATCTGGTTCAATCCCATCTGTGCCGCTGACCCAACGTCACGCAGTGTTTGCTGCACAACTTGGTTTTCGTAGGGGTTCTGGTAAGCTGCCATGCCGCCCGCTGCGGTTTGACCCATGCCTGCCGCCGTTCGTGCCATCGCGCCCTGTTGAGCCATAGATGCTTGGCTGTATGGATTTGACGCTGCCTGCGTCATTGCTGGGTTTGCACCGCCTGCCATGTTACTTTCCTCTACCTTGGACGCTCACTGGCTGTACGCCAAGAGGTGATGTTGGTTGATACTGTTGTACCGCGAAATCTGGTGTTCCTTCAGGAACTACGTTTGCACCCTGAACACCTGTCACTGGGTTCATAAAGAACGTATCCATGTACTGCGCCTGCGCTGGGCGATACTGTTGCAAGTTCTGCACGGATTGCTCAAATACTGGCGCGGATGAATAACCTTGTACGCCGCCTGCAAACTGTGTTGCCTCTGGCATGTACTGACCCGCGCCCGTACTCATCCCAAACGCCCCTGCGGCCTGCTGAGTATTCTCAAAGCCTGCCTGCTGCATAGGTGTAAATGCTGCAACGTCTGGCCCGTAGTAAGGGACATACCCAATGTTAGAAAGCTGATCCGCTAGTGCAAGGTTTTGCTTGGAAGCATCTTCGATGTAATCAGGAATATCTTGCGTCACCGTTTGTGGTGCAGCTTGTTGGACTGTTGTTGTACCGCCTTTAGACATTACTCAATTTCCTTTTTGTATGTGGCATATAACGGCTCCCAGCCATTTGCCATCAACGGTTTTTTCCAACCAAATCTTCCTGTCATTGTAGCATTTTCGCACCCTTGTGCCAACGCCCATGCTTTTACATCGTTATCCATGTCCATAATCTGGTCTAATTCGCCGCCAGCTAAAAACACGTTTAACACCTTTTTTCTAGGATATACCACAATTTCCGTAACAATACACCCCCTTGGGGCAGGCCACAATTGCATGTTGCCAGTATTCACTGCATCCACAATATCTTGATATTCGTGTGTGCCATTAGCATATTCCAACGCCGCTTCTATCCAAGGCCGACACCGCTCCAAGTGATCTATGGGTGTTAAATCGTTCATCCGTGCATCCTTGTGATGTGTAAGGTTGTGGCTGGTGCTGCTGGGGAAAACGCTGTTGCTGCTGATGCATCTAAAAAGCCCGATGTACTATCAACAGCCCACATGACCTGTAATTCGTCACCCGCGCTTACATCAAACTTAGCTGAACGCGAAACAACCTGCGTGGCATCATTCTGGTGCAGTGCGTAAATGATTGTGTTGTTTGCTGCATCTGTGCCATTTAATCTGGGCCAAAAGTAAAATTTCACCGTGCTAGATGACGATGACGAAATCTGCGCAGAAAACATCACTAGATATTCGCCTGCTTCGCTAAACACAATCTTGCTGTTGTCGGTAGCATCACGATCAATTCCGACATTCCCCGTGGGCGCATCATACGTTATTGCGTAGGCTGTATCTGCTGCTGCCGCTGTTACATCCGTAGTTCGATAGAAAGAAGCATGACCATCTTCTAGGACAATCTGAACAAACGCTCCGTCTTTGGATACTACAGGATAATTGTTTGTGCGATCCCAAAGAATAACACCATCCTCTGACGGGTTATCTTCGGCTGTCTTAAATCCTAGCTTTGCCAGATTGCCTTGCAAGTATGCTGACAATTGCCGACCCCACTGGCGCAGATCAGGCCCAATAGGTGGCAGAATAGGACTTGGCATTACCTACGACCCCCAGCAATAGTGTCTATTCGCATATTGCCAACTTTCCACTGGGTTGCGCTCTGACCCTCCACCCGCATACGAAGCTGCCGACCAGAGAAACGCACACTTGTTGGATTGGCAGGCGTAAACGGCCCATGCGTAGTTTCAGTCGCGTTAGGATAAAACCGCGTCTTGAAGGTTACGTTTACGTCACCCTGCGTAATTTCATCAGGTATCAGCTTTGTGACTTTTGCAATGTTATCACCCGCACCCATACTGATTGGGCCTGTTTCAGCAAATGTCGTTTCACTGTCAAAGTTATAACCAACTTCGTGATCGTAAATGTCGCTGTCTGCGTTATGACCCGCCATGAACGGATAACGGAATACGCCACGCTGTACACCAGATGTGCGGGATAGCTCACCAATTAACCAGTGGTTTTCTTTATAATCAAAAGCCACATAGCGATCTATTTCTGTGCTGTTAGAAGAACAATAGAACCACCAGATTTCACCATACTGACCGTTTGCAACCGACCAAACTTTTGATTGCTGCGCTACGTTAAAGTCACCAAATACATAATCGTGAACATCACACGGTATTTCTGAAACAGAGTTACCGTCAAACGCAAAGAACCCGCGCTGACCCATCCAGAAAACGCCAATGTCCACATCAGATGCAGATTTGCGTGAAATCGCTCCGCAAGATGTTCCTACGCGCTCAAAGCCATAAACGTATGGTGGGCCTAGATAACGTGCTGTATGCGCGTCTGTGTCCGTTATAATGAGTGTCTGACCGCGTGTACGGATGCCCTGCATGATCTGACCAGATGTTTGCAAGTCAATGTCGCCAGCTTCGTTTGTTGCTGCGGGTGTCCATAGCGTATTATTCTCACGGTCACACCATTGCACTTTGCGTGGATTTCCACCTGCACCAAGAGCAAAAACAAAACGCTCCTCTGTGACAATCAAACCTAAGTTATCTGTGGGCGCGTTAGTGATCGGTGCAGCATTTGATGCAGTGTTTAATTGCCATTCCAACAAGCGACCATCATCGTAATGACAAGCCACAAGATATTCACCCCAGTTGTCTAACGACCATGTGGTTGCCTCTTGCGGAACACTATTTTCTGACACCTGAATTGGTTGTCCGTAATATCCTAGACCATAAAACCCACCGCCAAAACCTGTATTAGTTGCCGCATCTTCACGGCCTGTCGCCAAATCAGTCGGTGTGATATCTGTAAGCGTACCGCCGCCTGTCATCACAACTAACGCATCATGCGAACCACCAGCCAACCAAGCATTGCCGTTGATTGTTTCCCATGTGTGCATACCGCGAACAGGGTTCGTACAGAAAGATGTTTTGCGCTCACGCCAACCACCTATCGGGCGCAATGAGTTGTCACGCCAACGAACTAGCGATCCGTCACGCCAACGCCCTGCCTGCTCTAAATCAGTGCCGTTTCGATAGAAGCCTGCGGGTATGTCTAATGGTACTAACGTCATTTATTTCACCATTTACCTAGTGGGCATTCAGCGCTGTTAATGCGTGTCTTAGCAGGCATAATGCAGTTACATTCACCGCACATAAAAACTAAAGATTTGTATGAGGGACATGCCTTGCAAACATCCATTCTTTGTGCAGCTTTTTCTGACGATGCGATAGTTCCTTCTGGGCAATCTATCTCTACTTGCTCACCGTCAACAATTTGCCAACAATTCATTTGATGGATCGGATATGCTTCTGATATATTGTCGTCTGTCATCATTCTACTCTTAGGTTGAACCGTAGATTGTGCCGTTATTTGTTAGGGTTGCGTAAGTCCCAGTAATAGCCGCGCCACCTGACCCTGCGCCTGAACCTGTGCCAGCCGCACCCCAACCACCACCACTATTTGTGACGTTTTCTGATGCGCTTAGAATAGAACCGCCTGTGCCGCCGTAGCCTGTTGCAACGATAACCCCGCCTAAATTAACTGTAATTCCAGATACCGTACAAGGGGGAGGGCCACCGCCTGTGCCAGAGCCGATACAAGAACCGCTTGAACCTGTTGTGGTGCCGCCTGAACCAGCATATGCACCCTGATTTCCACCTGCTGCATATGTGATTGTAGCATATGAGGTGATACAACAACTTGCTAAAACTGTACCACCCTCTGAACAGCCATAAGTATAACCCCCGCAGACAGAATAACCTTTTGAAATTGATCTTGCTGCTGGGCCTGCGGTATTAGGTAGTGATTGGCCTGCGCCACCGCCCCCACCTGTCGATGCCCCTCCACCGCCACCGCCAGCAATAAATGCTCCAGAGTTATTTGTTATAGTTACGCTGTCAGATGTAGTAATCTCCACAGCATCGCCACCGTCTTGCCCCGCTGAACCACCATGCCCAGTGATAGCCCCACTGTTGTTAATGGTTACACCGTTAGGGAAGCTACCTGCTATGAGCATACCCGCAGTAGAGGTAGTGGTTGAATACACTGTAGTACCAGAGTTTACGTTAATGGCTAGAGGCTCATTACCGTCCCAACCGTCAGCTATTGCTAACGCTCTAACATCTATATTTGAAACATCAGATGCTAATGCAAGTGCATACTCTCTTGCTGCGCCGTACCATTCTGAAAAACGCGCCTGCGTACCAGCACCTTTGGTTATCAAATCACGGATGTCTGCATCATTTAGGCTGACCTCAGTACCCGTAGTACCACCCGCCTCAACGTGTATGTCATCTAGGGATATTGCACCACTGGTCTGTAGAGCCATTAGATTGTTCCATAAGCTGTGACGTTTCCGACTACTGTTAAATCACCGTTTGCTTCTAGCTTCATCTTGTTTGTGCCGCCTGTCGCAAAATAAAGAACACCAGAACTTTCTGTAATAGTCCAATCACCCAAGTCTACAGTTGTTATATTGGCTGTTGTAATCGTTGCTGTTGTAATCGTTGCCGTAGGAATTGTTGCAGTTCCAGTGAAGGTTGGATTAGCTGTAGGTGCTTTTGCATCCAATTGTGTCTGAACATTGCTAGTAACGCCATCAACATAGTTAAGTTCAGCCGTTGTTGCAGTGACACCATCCAAGATATTTAACTCTGCCGCTGTCGCAGTAACGTCTGTACCGTTTATCGTAAGAGTGCTTAGATCAGGGGCTACCGTGCCTGACGTACCGTTTACGCCATCAACGATTGTATCTAGCGCCGTGTTGATTGTCGCACCCCATGTATCCTCTGAGCCGCCGACTGTTGGTTTGGTAATGCTAATCGCCATGTTTCAATCCTTTGTTAGCTGCACAATACCACGCTACGCAGCATCCGTCCATGTTTCACTAGGTATGCTTTGCTCCGTCCAAATCTCTGCGTCAAAGTATTGCTCCATCCACTGGAACCTAAGTTGGCCTACATCTATGCCAGTTAATAGCTCTGGTGCCGCAAGAACATGAACCTGCGTTATAGCTGTTGTGTCAACGACAGGCGCGTTAGCTTCCACGCTTTCAAATGTTAATACATGAAGCTGAGACAGTAACGTTGCATCAATAGAGGGGTTGCCAGCGTCCAAATTAGGCGCTGCAAAAGTTTCATCCTCATAAGCGGTCAACGTAACTACATCAGCATTGCCAGTAATTAATTCAGGCGCGGATATTGCGTGAACCTGTGTAATGCCAGTGCTTGCAACCGTGGGCGCACCAAGATCAATGTCGGCTGTGGTGAGCGCATGTGACTGCGTTAATGCGCCTGTGCCAATCCGCACTGTGCCAGTAAGCACATTGGGCGCAGAGAATGTTTCATCTTCATAAACTGTAAGTGTCGGTACATCCGCAGCCGTGCCATTGTAAACACCAGTAAACAGGTAAATAATTTTATCTGTTGCCGCTACTGGGGCTGATGCTATCGGATTATAACCAAACATGCTAAGTCCTTATGGTTTAGTTGGCCAATCTTGAGCGGCTATATTTGGAAAATCTGGACGTTGCGGTAAGTCACGCAAAGCCTGACGATAATCTATTTCAGCTTGGGTCATGGTGCGGTCAGACATCGCCCACCAATCTGTCTCCGCAAGTCTTTCGTTTCTAAGCTGTCTCATTTGATCTGATGCAGTCATTTCTGTTGTATCCTTTTATACTTGTAAAAACCGACCAACGCAGCTTATCGTATTCGCAGAAAACGTCAGGTTTTCGTTATAAATTGCTTGGTCATAGGCATCCGAAACATATAACTCTAACGCCCAACCTGTAGTAACTACAAAGTGGTCAACGATCAATTCCTTTGGAAGTATCGTTTGTGAGGGCCATCCCCCATATTGGGCTAAAATTCTGGTCTTATTTGTTGAGGAGTTGTAGGCCGTAAAGAAAAGAAGTGATCCATAGTACCCACCACTTCTTAAAGAAATTGAAGCTGATGGGAGTTTCATTACAATTTTGCCGTACTTATTTACTATTTGAGATGACGTTAGCGCGCTGGTTGAAAAAGCACGGTAGGTAGACGGGCCTCTGCCTGACTTCTCCCCAAATGAAGTAGTACCATTATAAAGAGCTAAGTTTACAAAAAAATTAGAGCCTTGGTTTAAGACAACACCATCGGCGGGTTTGGTATATGCACTATGAGTGTTGCCAAATACATTGTCATACTCATACACAGAGCCACCACCAACACCAGCATTACCAATAGCCGTTGCTGTAGTACTATCCACGCTTGTAATGTTTGTAAGCGCACGACCACTACTTAACACCTGTGTACCGCCCATACGCAATGCGCTGGTTAGGTTAGGGTTAGAAAATGTTGGGCTGCTTGTGGTATCTAATGATTGGTTCGCACTATAAGTTGAATAACCCGCACCATTGGTTAGCTGGTTGTTATTCGTGATGTAGTTAGCGTTAGTTGCACCAGTATACCCAAGGTCAGCTAGGGTCATTGTCTTGGAGCCAAGCCCAGTGACGTGACCATAACCATCCAGAGTTACGTCTTGGATTACCGTTGCACCGCTGTTATCAACGGATGACTGACTAGAAGTGTCATCATGGCTTATGCTTATCGTTGTGTTTGCGCTTTGGTTAGCTGTAAATGTACCACTCCCGCCAAGCGCACCTGTACCTTGAACAGTTAAAGTACCATCGCCCACAGAGACTGTGCCTGTCCCTACAGCAGTGACGTGACCATATCCATCAAAAGTAAGGTCTTGAATAAAGGTGTTACCGCTGTTGTCACTGTTAGATACAGAACTGGTATCAGCGTGACTGATAGTTACATCTCCTGTACCACCACCAGTTAAGCCTGACCCTGCTGTAATTGTCTGATCCGCTGTGGCACCTGTCTCAATACCTGACAGCTTAGTTTTTTCAGCATCTGTATAAGCATTCGTATCTGTTTCACCTTCGTAAGCCGCTTTAATCTCAGCACCAGTTTGGTCAGCAGTAGCGTTAGCCTCTACACCGTCTAGCTTAGAGCCATCCGTAGCAAGGTCACGCCCGTCAACTGTACCACCAACAGTGATGTTACCAGAAAGTGTAATGTCATCTACGGTAAGTGTGCCTGAGATGTCGTTGTCAGCACTATCGGCTAAGTCTCTTGCTCTACTCATTTGTTACATCCTTAAGGTTTAGTGGGCCAAGTTACGTTCTCAGGAAACCCTGCTTGTGCTGGTACATCACGCAAAGCCTGACGATAGTCTATCTCAGCTTGGGTCATTGTGCGATCTGATGATGCCATCCAATCGGTTGCTAATAAACGCCTGTCACGCTCCGCTCTCTCACTAATAGCCATTCCTTCTGGTGTTTGGTACTTTGTATCTGCAACGTCTTGATCTGTTACGTCAACATACTCTCCGTCTACTATTGCTTTAGGCATCTGGAACTCCGAATATTAGATATCTGTTACTGGTGCTGTCAAAAGAACCGCTATAGTTAAAAAATCTTATTCCGTTGTTAGCTTCTGCATAAAGCGGAACAGCTACAAAGTTAGACTGATCTCTCTCTTCAGCGGTTCCGTCCATCCAGTTCCCTGTCGCATAAGACGTTATCTGGGTTCTCACATCGCTTCTTTTAGGCACATTAATTCTCATATAAGCTGATTGCGCTCTGTTTGGACTATTTTGAGTACCTAATCTCATACAATAGTCAATTTTATTATCAAGGTTATCATTGAGTGATTGCATAGTGCCACGATAATACTCATAACCCGTTATGAGATTTCCTGAACCATCTTTGAGTCTTATCTGCATACGTGGATAGTTATATGCTGCACTGAAGGTTGACCGAAATTGGTCAAAAACGAAAAAAAACTCACTATACCCACTTGGGAAATTATAATCTATGTAAGATGTATCGGATGTTATAGCTGTGTTTTGCAGTAGCTCCAAGCCACCACCACCACCAGCCGCACTAATCGTAGCTGTTGTTGTAGCGTCTAAACTTGCAATGTTTTGCAAAGCCCTACTGTCATTAATAACCGTAGTACCGTTTACTTTAATAGCCATCTTCGTATCTCCTACTATTAGCTATTGAGTTGTTCTTTAAGAGCGTCGATTTGCTCTTGCTGTTCTTTGATAGCCTCAATCAGTACAGCCACGATGTTGCCGTATTTAACTGACTTAATGCCTTGGTCATTTGTGCTGACTACATCTGGGATAACTTCCTCAACCTCTTGGGCGATTACACCGACCTCTGAGTTGCCGTTCTCAATCCAATCGAATGAGACACCACGCAATGCTTTCACTGCATCTAGTGATCCTGTGAGGGTTTCTACGTTGGTCTTTAGGGTAGCGTCTGAAGTGGTGTTGAAGTTGGCTGCGTTTACTGTGCCGCCAAAGTGACCGTCTTTAAATTTAGACCCTGATGCGCCTAAATCTCTTGAACCATTTTGAGTTGCGCCACTCTCTGAGCAAGGTAAAACTTGAGTGCTGTTAAACCTCAAACCAGTACCATCCTGTGAAGCAATGAAGAAATCCGTGTTGTTTCCAATACTGCCCACAGTGGTGCCGTCTTTAGAAACCCTAATGATTTCACCGTCACTAGACAGTCTATTGAAGTCAGCGGCATTGCCTCCGTCACGAATTGAACTTTGCAGTCCATCTGAACGGAAAATATGCCCAGCAGTATTCTCATACTCAAGAGTAGTCTTACCCACCAGCAAGTTACCGCTGCGTGTCACCGTCAGTATGTCACCTGACGTATCAGAAGAAACAATATAAGATGTTAAAGGGTTATCATATCTTGTTCTAATAATTTCAGTGCCAGCACTATTTTCAAAACCAATAAAGCTATCATTTGCACCAGAATTGCCAGTACCCATGCGAATGGTCATACCAGCATTGGTTCCACTTCCAGCATCTAGCTCAAGAAGATTACTAGGCGAAATCGTCCCAATGCCCAAACTCTCAGCACTAGCATCCCAGAAGAACTTTGCAGTGGTGCCTGTGTCCTCATAGAAGCTGATGTCGCCTGTTGAGTGCTGAATGCGGAAACGATCTTTTCGAACAGTTTCAGCATCATTCTCTGTTTGTATATAAATAGAGCCGCCACCAGCCGTCATTCTTGTGTGCAAGTCTGTCTGATCTGTTTCTGTAAATCTTAGCGTTGGTGAGGTAGCTGATAGTTTTGCATTCCCATCCACAGTCAGCCCATCGCTGGTCAAAGTCCCTGTGATGTCCAGATTACCTGTCATAGTATCGCCAGACTTAGAAACCTTAGTGCCGATGTTGGTTGCTGTAGTAGTCGCAAAGTTAGGGTCATCACCCAATGCAGCCGCTAGTTCATTCAGCGTATCTAGTGTCGCTGGTGCGCTATCTACAATCCCTGCAACCTGAGTATCGACATACTGCTTTGTTGAAGCCCCTAGTGCCGCTGTTGGGTCTGCATTCAGGATAAGCGCACCTGTCATAGTGTCGCCTGATTTGCTTACTTTTGTTGTTAGATCGACAGTTGACCAAGCGTAGTCTGAACCGTTCCAACCAAGGTATTGACCAGAGGATGCACCAGATACGTTGATATGTGCGTCAACTAGTGGCTCTACGTTAGCTGCGTCAGTGACATCTGCGCTTGCTTCAATGCCATCCAGTTTAGTCCCGTCTGTTGCTACATCGCGCCCGTCTACCGTACCAGTGACAGTGATATTGCCCGTGACATCAATGCCAGCATCAAAATCAACATTACCAGTGAATGCACCGCCAGAATTAGGAACGGCATCCGCAATGCCGAAGTATTTAAACGCTGTGACGTTCAATTCATCAGATACCGCTGCGCCACTTGTCAGTGTAACCGTATCGCCGCCAGAAACCGTGTAATCGGTTGTTTTTTCTAGCGTTACACCGTTGAGCGTAACAATGATGTTGTCTTCTAAGAAGTTTAGCGTGTTGCCGTTGTCATCGGTGCCAGTAAACGCTGTTTGACCTGATGTTGCGGTATAGCTGTAAACGTCCATGCTGCGGGTGGCTAAGTTGTCAATATCAACCGCCGCCATCGTGATAAACACTTCGACGTTCGTACCTGACAAATTCAACAGCGATCCTGTGCTGCTTTCAATCAGTGTGCGCGATAGTGTGGTGCCAGTGGATGTATACGTCCCTGTACCGACTTCCCAATCATTGCCATCTGTGATTGTGTAGCGTACTTCGTTGCCATTAACGATGCCGCCATCCGCAAACGATTGAAACCCTGCAACGGCAGAGCCAAGGGTAATCGTGCCAGTGCCAGTTGTGCTGGTTGTGACCTTTACGCGGTTAGCAAATTTTACTGCCATTACAGCCCCCTAAATTAGCTTGGATCAGGGATGCCGATGTCCAACGCTTCAAGTGAGAATGTGTTGCCTGTTGTTACGCTCTGTGACGCTGTAAGTGCGCCCGTAACAAGTAAGCGTGAATTTGACGTATCAACAATCGCATAATGCGTTGCTGTACCCGTGCCAGTGATAGAACCATCAGAAATAGCTGCCATTGTGACTTTACGACCACCGCCTGTGCGATCTGTAGGTGCGCCAATAGAAATGCTTGTCTTGTTGCCAAGAGTGTAAGTCGATGTCGCCTCTGCGTAGGTTGTCGCTTCTTGTGAGGTTAAGTCAACACGGTTAGCTTCCGTATCTAAAACAGTTAGACCGTTGTCTAGTACGCGATCTGCAATGCTTGCCATTAGTAACTCCTAATTGTTAAACGACGACCAGAACCGCTAGATTTTGCTTTGTCGCTTTCCATGTTTATAGCATCTATTGCGCTTTGATACAACGCTGCCCATGTCTGCATACGGGCATCTTCACCCAAGAATGGCGCAGAATGGATCAAAGAACCATACAAATACGCATCTGCATGATATTGCAGAACCCAATTTGATGTATTGCTAGTCGTTAGCGCAGGTATTCTACCATAATACACCATTTCTAGCGTATAATTGGCATCTGGCGTTGGGAACGCCTCAATTGATCCGTCTGTAATCGCATAGTAACGTGGCTTGCCCTGCGTGTCAGACGTAATCTCACGGCGCGACATCAATTCGCCCTGACCCACTAACTCAAGCGCATGTGGCGGGTTTGCCTGAACCTGCAAACGGATCGGCTCAAGAAAATCTGTCGGTAACGCGCTATATTGCGTATCTA